CTCGTCCACGTAGCCTTATAACTATAGGCGCTACGAGACCTACACAAGAACGCTGGTCGGCGGTTGCCTTTGCTCATACTGAGCAGTAAGCAGCTCCAGCTATCGTTCTTTATAACCTGCGTTCTCACGCAGGGTATCAGACAACGATACACAAAGCAGTGGAACCTTTTGTCCCACCGCCTAGGCGCATCGATATAACTGTCTGAACAGATGATGCTCATAGGAGCACGTTGGCTAAACCTTGCAGGAATAGCCGGGACTCGGTGATCAAGCGATCTAATGAAAGACGCCATCTCGCGAGCCCCCATCTGATAACCAGCTAAGTGGAGACGTTGCTGCGTTGCGCAAAGCGCTAACAGCTGATCCCCACTGACTCGGTGTCCAACGTAGGTCTTCAAACGAACCGGTGTTACGACGGTGCCTTTGTAGGCATCGACGCCACAGGATTCTTTGAAGAATGGCCCTGTACATGTTTTTCGCTCATTGATCTTAAGACCACATGAGTGGAGCATGTCGATAACATAGTTAGTGTCATCGTGTTGAACTATTAAGTCGTCACCAAAAACTCGGACACGACCCATAAGGTCGCTCATCCGAGTCGACGACTTACGGTTCACCATTGCTTGGTAAACCAACGACAGGAAGACTACAGACTGGAGGGGGAAGCATAAAGCTGACCCCATCGTGGTAGCCATCCTCAACTTAGCACTGCAACCGTCAGGAAATAAGGCGTGTCTAGAACGGCACGCCAAGAAATCCCGATAGAACCTATCAGCCCGACCATTCTTATGGAACAGCAGGTAGACGAGATCTATTGCAATACGGTCTGACGCCTCCGACAAGTCGAGTGTATCGAGAGCTCCATCGGCGCTAGCCGAGAGGGCCATCGATCCACTTTTTGACTGGTCGTAGAAATCAATGCAGGAACTAACCACACGGTGGTCTTCTATAAGACTACCGAGATTAGACCAGATGCCTTGCTGTAACCATTGGGCCTCTTTGGGCTCCGCGCAAATTATACGCGGCCCCCGAAAGTCCTTTGGCACGGCAACGACTCTGGACTGGAGCAAACACACCTCCCGATCCCTAGGGAACGATCCTTCCAAGGCCTCGTCACAAACGTGACTCAGCCCCATAAAGAACCACTCGTAGAAGGGAAAAGAAGCGGAGTCGAGAAAGCGGAACGACATCTTATCGATGCCGCGCTCGCCTCTCGCCACCGCCCCTGGTCCGTGTGTCGGAGCGCACTTGGAGGTCGAATACCGCGAGAAGAGGCTGTTAATCAGCTTCCTTGCGTGTACGAGACCGCTTCTGCAACTGTTCCGCCGATCTGAGGTCCAAAAAAGACCGAGATCAGCGTTCCGATTGCGAAGACCCAAAAACGCTTCGTCTTCAGTTTGTTTTTCATGTGGTATTTCTAGTTTCGCTAGGAGGTGGCAGAATTGCCGAACCCACCTAACAGTCGTTATGTCACTCTGAGACCTTAGGCTCAACATAACATCGTGAATAAAATCACGACATTCAACGTTGTTGGATACATCTGCTTGGTCGTATGCCCCCCAATCAAGGGAGTCATAGTGCAAGCATTCACCCTTAGCCAAACGGCCATCTAGGTATTTGCCTAACAGGCCAAGTCCCGTGATAAAATCACGGGTTATAACCACGCGAGTCCAACTCTGTAGCTGGTCTTGATAGCCCGTAAGGGCTGTTAGGTCTTGCAGGAGACCCCTAAACACACATCCGCATAAGCGGACGCTATTACTGTTCATATTATTAAGAATACAAACCGAGGTCTATGATACACATCCAGGACCCCTTTCGGGGCTCTGGACTAGGAAACGCTCTAACACAACCCACATCCACCGTTAGGTGGGAGGAGGTTTAGTCGAGCGTGAGGACACCCTTGATCGCGTTCTTGATCGCCGACTGGAAGTCGTCGATCGAGCACGTCAGAGTTCCGCCGGAGTCGCTGTAGTTCGTGAGAACTTTCAGCATCAGGGCGGATTGGTCTTCGATGACCGTATCGCTGACCGCCTCCGTCGCCCCGGTAGGGACGACGATGGTGAGGCGGAAGCTCAACGGAACAAGCGAACCAGGGATGGCCAAGTCGGCACCGACGAGAACCCGGCGTGCAGAGCTGTTACCTTTGCCGCTGTCAGAGACAGCGACGTAGGCTTCAGCCTTGGACGCGAGGGACTTGGAGGTGTCGATATACGAGCTGCGGTTGTTATCAACCAAAGCAAGCGTGTAGTTGGCGGTAGGTTTGTACATGGCGTTAACTGGTAAGAGACCAGTGGCTCATTTGCCTTTATTGTAGATTCGACTGAGGTCGGCAAGACCAGAGTCGAGTTTTCGTAAACGTCGGAGAGTCCTCGCGGACACTCCACGTGCTTTACCATACCCAGACTGAATCGTCCGCTGGAGGGCGAGTGAGGAACCGAGATAAACTCGTTTCCCCTCAAGCCCGGAACCAGCATAGATAGACAGTAGGGTGGTATCGGATACGAGTCGGCGTTCGTAGTATTTAATACTCTCGGACGCCTGCAACACCCACGGTTTTGGACCGTAGTATGGAGGCCCGGCAGTATCACTGCCTGGCACACGTACCTCCAAGAACCTCTGATACTCAAGCCGAACTGAATACATAGCCTGATGGACCTCAAACCAAGTCCCCTCCCTCAACCGTGTCTCAACATCGGCGACATAGTCGCCGATACCAAGAGCCCAGTCAACGAGGAAGGAGAATGGGATGTGGTCCCAAACAGTCTTACTATTCAGCCGGATACCGAAATCTCGGGAAAACTGCTCCAGCTGGGCCGCAAGCCCTTCTAACTGAGGCAAGTACTCCGAGTATCGAACCGTAACGTATCCCTTCTTTGTAACGCCCGTCGCCGTTGTCCGCAAGGACGGAGGCGATGAGATATACTCTGAAGGTAGCGTAACGGGGATCGTCACCGGTATGGAAACGGATTTTATCCGTAACCCACCATTCATGAACTGACGAGACCGCTGCGACAAAGTCGCAAGGGTCTTATGAATGGCTATGAGGTCTCGTACGAGCGGCGCAAGCCCAAACTCGTACGATAGGTAGTAGGACGCAACTTCTTTGAGCCCATACAGTACGTGGGGAATGTCATTAAAGCCATTCACCGGTAACTTTTTGAGCCGACGGAATTCACGACCTATCTCTCTGAGTCTCCCCAGAGAGAGCCCCTTCACCAAGTTCTTGAGCTCACCGAGCTCAAGTAGGAACAAGGGTAAATCTACCTTCGGAGCAATGATCTTTCTCATACAAGCCGCAACCCCTTCAGAGGGATCGAAGCTGTTAAGGATCGACTGGTGGTTTAGGCCAACCGAACCATTAGTATAAGGCAGAACGCGAGTCATAAACGCCGAAGTCGTCCAGGCACCTGGATTAACGACTTCTTGCCCGCAGTTGCCCAAACCGACCACCCCAATGGGGTAGCCGTATAGGACATTAGCAGTAATCGCCTGTTTTAGGGGCGAAGTCTCATGCAAAACAGCACGAGTGCATAGGTGAGACACAGGCTTAGCAAGGCCGAAAGGCCCTGTTTCGCCCACAATAGATTCAGCATAAAGCTGGATACCATCATAAACAACAGTAGTATCATCGGAAGGTCCGAGCGTTCCAGTATCATTTTTTGTTTTGATATTGTATGCTAGGGTCCCGGTGACTTGCTGTCGATGTTTTATTGTACTCATCTGCGTAATGGACCGCGT